GGGAGCGAAAGCTCCCTTTTTTGTTAGGCGTTGAATTTATATTCGAAGAAGAGAATATCTAAAACGTCGTCGATAGTTTCTCTATCAGTTGCAAATATTTCTTGACCTTCTGAAATAAGTGCTTGTTTGATGTGCCAAATTTGTGTGTAGCGATCGGAAGTTGTTTCAATTTCCTGAGATACGATGTGTGCGATTTTTTTAATGAGAAGCATTTTGGCCATCCTTTCAGTTTATAGTATTACTCTACTACGTTTAGATGGCGCTGTCAACCATTATTCTTAGTCATAACCAAGAACAGCAACCTTAGATACGTCAGCATGTTCATTTATAATTTCTGCTTCTCGACCTGCCCAAGCGCGCGCAAATCCATCTTCGTGTACGCAGTTTTCATGATTGCCCCAGATGCGTTTCATGTACGACTCGTATATACCTTCTACTTCTTTGTCTGGCCATGAACGGGGTATCAACGAACCTTTTACTATCCAGTAAAAACGATTTGCTTCTTTGCGCTTAAATGGGCTACACACGGCAGTCTCCTTTTTGTTACAGTAATATATTATATATACCTGCAACGCAAAATAGTTACCGCAACCAAAAAATGATAACGGTAACTATTTCATTATTTTTGCAAATTGTTACTTACGCGTAATATTTTAGAAATACACAATAGCACGAAGTATATGAACATGCAAGCTATCCATTCTTCTATTGCGCTTTTCTCAGATAAGTTTGAAAATGTGTCACCTAATGACACCATCCAAAACATTGTCATAAAATAAGATACAAACGGTAACAAAAATATATGCAGCCAAATTGGCATTTTTACCAAGTACCTTCTTCAGGTACATTTACTGGTAGTACATCAATACCTTTATCGAAGTTGCCATGATTGCCATCATGCTTAGGTGGCATCCATCCACTTGGCTTTAAGAGATCCGGAAGCCCAAACGGGTTAGGACGGCCCGGCTTAACTCCAGGCTCTTTAGCCATATTAGCACTATAGACACGATCCCAAGCGTCATTAGCATCAACACCAAATACGTCGAGAGTGCCAATAGCAAAAACACAAAGATCAATAAGACCGTCAACGATTTCTTCAGCGTCTCCGTTGTTAATTGCAACCAATGTTTCACTTAATTCCTCCTGGCACATAAGTGCACGGAACATTAGATACTTTCGCATCAATTCCTTATTATCTTTATTTGCTTCAAACCATTTATGCACACCAAATTTGTCGTGCATTTCGTTAATGTCTTTCACCCAATTATCACTCATGTATTGTATTCCTTTGTATGTTTGTATCATTATATAGTAACATAGTAATCGCTTACTGTCAACTACTCGCCGAACTTTGCATTTCAATCTCTGCAATTTGATCTTTAATATGTAGTTTTTTGACTTTAGCAGCTTTAATATGTTTTTCAGGTGCCTTTTCAGCTACAAGGGCTTCAACAACTTTATGTTGTTTAGTGTGTTCGTTTTTCAAAACTTCTAAGCGTCTCTGTAAATTAGCCATTATCTTCTCCTATGAAAAAAAATCTTCGAGTGTGTTAATTTTTTCGGAAGTCCAGTTTACAGAATCAAGGATAGATTCTAGTGGACTTAAGAATACTTTTTCAAATTGCTTTTCGTAATCGATATACTTATCCAAACCGAGTTCTTTAGGCAATACACCAGGAAACGAAATAATGTTTTCACGAATAGGATTTGGCGTTTTAAGGTACACGAACTTGATTTTATCACCGCCTGCAATAGTAGAATATTTTTTAGATAAACCGTGCTGTTCAAGGAAGTGATTATATAAAATTGCACCGCGTACATGCATTGGGCAGCCTTTACGATACAAGTTTACTTTATCGCGGTACTTACTAATATTATCGGTACCAGAGTTTTTAGCAATATCTTCAGCAGGCAGCGACATAAACTTAGATTTAAAGTTAGCAATAAACTCTTGTGTTGCTTCTTCGCCTTCGTTCATAATAACCTTAAACGAGTTTTTAAGAGTATCTCGGCAAACTTCAGGTGTTGATGAACGAACGGACTCAAGACCAGTTACAGAAATTTTTGGTTCTTCATAGTGAACACCTTCAGAGTTAAGTGTATTCATAATGTAACGTTTCTTAGCGATAAACACAGATTTATCAGTAATTTTTTCTCGTTTCATTACCATCGCTTGACGATATGCACCCATTTTTTCAGCAAGTTCTTTATAACCGGCGTCAATAACTGGCTCAATTTTCATTTGGCAAACTTTATCAAGAAACTCTTCACCCTTTTTACGGTCAACGTCAACTGTACCAAAAGCGTTTTTAACAATCGGAGCCATATCTACGTAGATAGAATCTGTGTCGATATATACGATATAGTCAGTATCAGTCTTGAGGATCCTATTCATATAATCGTTTACAGATTTTTGAGCATATCGAATAGACAACTGACCAGATGTAGTGATAGCCTCTGCCATGTCGTTAATATAGTAAAGAAAATAGATGTTAGCTGTTGCACCATAAAGGCTATTCATCGAAATTTTGATAGCCATTTGAGCATTGTGTAGTTGGTTTGCTTCTTGTTTCAGCTGAGCCTTTTTGACGGGATCAACTGCGTTTTCTAGTTCCTGCTCAACCTTGAGCATTTTTTGTTTAATGATCTTGCGATTACCATAGTATTCGTCAATAATCTCAGGAATAATACCTTTTCGTTTATTGGTAAAACACGCACCATTCGCAGCAACTGAGGCATCTGTTCGGTTACTTTTGAATTGGTCTTTAAGTACCATTTCTTGAGTAACAAACTCACGTTCGTCTGGCATGTATGTCTCAGGTGACATGTTGTATTGAAGCATAAGGTGTGGATATAGAGAGTTAAGATCAAAAGAAACAACCCAAGGATGCATCCCAACCTTTGGATCTTTAACGTAACCACCGACAAGATCGCCTGCGCGTTGACCAGGACCGCCTTTAATAGGAGGAACTACATTATCATTCATTAGGCGGCGATAGATAGTTGTTTCCCATATTCCAACAGTACCAAAAGCGTCGTTGTAGTTAACACCGCCGCCATAAGCAACCGTCATAACAAGTTGTAGTAGAGATGTTTCATCTTCAAAGCGTTGGATCAACCAAGTATCTTTAAGGTTATAGTCAAGATATAGTTGTGGGTTTTGTTCATATAGTGCATTAAGGTTGCCATACTCAGAATAATCTAGTTTCTTTTCACCGAGAACAATGTAAGCAATATGATCTAGTTTCCAAGATTCTTGCGGACCATATTTGTAACCAAACTTTTTGAATACATCCATATAGTCAATAACTGCAATACCTGCAATCTGATATGTAGATTGCATTTTACCAAAAAACTCGCGACCTTTCTGGTTAATACTACGCCAAGGTGAAAGATCTTTAATCCATTCTTCACCAAATAAAACTTTCATGCGCGTAATAATATATTGAATGTCAAAGTATTCAACATTCCATCCAGTAACAATATCTGGATAGTTATTAATCCACAGTTCTTTAAACCTACGAAGTAGTGCGTGCTCGCTATCAAACTTCATAAACTGAATGTCATCGGGATCAATATCGAGTAATGTTTTTGATTTATCATAGTCTTTGCGACCAAGAAGATGGTACGTCGAAGACTTAGAAGATTTGTAGGCGATAGATGTAATTTCTTTATCAGCAAAATCTACATCTGGATAACCGTCAGCAATATCTACCTCAATATCAAAAGATACAATATTGATCTTTGATGCGTCGTATTTAATTTCACCAGGATAGTTTTCTTGAATAAACTGAGCAACATAGTTACTACTTCCAGCAATTTCAAACCCGTGTACGTCTTTGTATTGTTCGATCCATTCCTTAGCGTCACGCATAGAGTCCATCTCTACAGGCTGTAGATATTGACCAGAAACAAGTGAACGATATTTTGTTGGATCGCTAGTACCAGTATAAAGTGTAGGTTTAAACTTTACTTTTCTGGCAAACGGCCGGCCATTTTCAACGCCACGCCAAAGAATCATGCTGCCGAACCGCTCGACTGATGTGTAAAAATTAGACATATTAATCCTTATAATAATATAAAACTATACTAACACAATATTGTACAGGTGTCAACTACTTTTTGTATTCCATTTCGGTAACGATTTCCGTGCCGGACTTATCATTTGCGATCGTCAATGCCATAGACTGAATTTGATCTATTAAAGATTGGCAGGTTACTTTATCATAAGTTTTTTCTGCTTGTTCTGAAAACTCGTTACGAAGTCGATGAACTTGCAATGCTAAATTGTGCATTGCATTAATTCGACCAATAAGACTTTCTATAGAGTGTTGCACGTTTACCTCCTATGCTGTCATTTCTGAAAAGTTTTTAATTTTCTGGAAACGAATATGACTATCAAATTTGTCGCCAAATTGGTGACCACGATGAGAAATAACAAAAATGTTATCGTCTGAATTAAGATTATGCAATGTATCAATTAGGTTTTCAATGCCAACTCCATCAAGAGCACCATCTAACGTTTCATCAAGTAACAAAAGATTTGTTGATACTGAGTTGCGAAGCTTAGCGACAGCTCGCCAGGCTAACATAATAGATAAAGAAATTCTTAGCTTTTCGCCCTCAGAAAATGATGCATAAGAAAATTTGTCACGAAATCTAGACTTAATAGTTTCGTTAAAGTTTTCGTCCAATTGGAAGTCGACGAAAAGATCAAATGCACCAAGATATTTGTTAATCAATTTATTCATAACAGGAATATATTGGCGAATAATTCTCGTTTTAATACCGCCATCCTTGAGCATAGCTGATACTACAGTTAAGATTTCTTTTTTGTTAAACAGATCCTGTTGGTCAGATTCAAATTTAGAAAGGTCTGCAGCGTGTTTTTCAAGAACAGAAACGTCAACCGCTTCAACTTCTTTCTGCGCACTAGTTAATTCATTTTTATAAGAAACCAAAGCTGTTTTTGACATTTTAATAGAAGCACGGTAATCACCAATTTTAAGATTTGCACTCGATATTTCATCTTCAACACTGGATATTTGTTCCATACGAGCTTCATATTCAGTAATTTTTTTATCTAATCCAGATATGGCTTCTTGCAGTTCTAAAATCTTTGCATCTTTTTCAGTAATAACGTTTTCTTTAAAATCATGAGCAATACCTTGCTGACATGTTGGACAATTATCATGATTGTTATAAAATGAGAGATCATCGTGCTGCTGACGAATGGAAGCAGATAAGTCTCTATGAATTTCCTTCGCCTTTTGGAGCTTATTTTTTACGGATGTTTTATCAGAAATATCCTTCAGACAAACTTCAATGATATCTTGAATTGTACCAATTTTTTTGTTGTCTTCTTCAATTTTATTGATGTGTTCAGACATTTTTTCCCGAATTTTGTTTACTTCGTCTTCGCGAATCTTGCGTATAGATGCGTTATGATCCTTCGCAGATTCAAGTTTAGACTCGGTTAAATCCATCTGGTAACTATTTTCAGTTATAGCATCTTTATTACTTGAAACGCGATCTTTGAGCAAAGTATTCATTGTACTAAATACTTGAATGTCCAAAAGATCTTCGATAATATCGCGTCGAGTACCAGGATTTAACTCCATAAACGGCACATAAGTTGCTGATCCGAGAATAACAATCTGATTAAAAGATTTGTAATTTAAGTTAAGAATGTTTTGCTCAAGATAAGACTGATAATCGCGTGAAGCAGCATCTTGGTTAATCATTTCTCCGTTTTTCCAAATTTCAAACAAAGATGGTTTTATGCCACGGCGAATTAAGAAATCGTTTTTACCAATCTTAAACGAAATTTCTACTATAGTATCTCTACCATTAATAGTGTTAATCAGCTGATTCTTGTTAATTTTACGAAAAGCTTTACCGTAAAGTGCAAACACGATGGCATCCAATAGCGTAGATTTTCCGCTGCCATTAGATCCACTAATAAGGGTAGTTCTGTTATTATCTAAAGGAACATCCGTCCAGGCATTACCTGAAGACAATAGGTTTTTATAACGAATTTTTTGAAATTGTATTTTCATTAAATACTCTGCGCTTCTAAATATAGCTCGTCAATTAAGTTAATAATCATTGTTTTATCTGCCTTGGTATCAAGAGAATGAATATAGGTGTGAAGAATATCTTTTGTGTCTTTTGTCTCGTCCAAAATTTCATCTACACCCGCATCCTCGAGGTTAAGTGAATCTTCAATAGCTTTAACGTCAGCGGCACCCGCGTCTGTAAGCTTGTTAATAAACAAATCGTAAATGTACGGATTGGTTCTGTTTTTTACAATAACCTTAATGTAAGCATCTTTAATATTAGTAAGATCTAGGTGAGCAATATCCTCAACAGTCATATCTTTATCATCGTAATCAATTTTATGATAAATTGCAAATGGGTTTAAAATCCATTCCAACTCACGAGTTTCAGTATCTAATACGCGGAATCCACGCTTTCCTTGGTAATCAGACCACGTCATTTCGTAAGGAGCACCGAGATAATTAATGTTACCATATTCAGATGGATGGTGGAAGTGACCAGAATAAACCTGTTCGTAACCACTAAACAACTCTTTAGCCAATCCGTGGTCACAAATCGCACCCTTCAGCATTTCAAAACCAACAATATCAAAGTGACCCATACAAATATGGGCGTTTGATTCTTGAATTGCGTTCAAACATACTTCAGAATTTGTTTTTGTAATCCACGGTACCATTATAATATCTGTTGATCCAAATGTCAACTCTTTTGGTTCTTCGCGATAGATATTGAAGTTTGTGTACTCTTGAAGCAAAAGATTCATAGAGTTAACTTCATTCGTATTCGTGTAATAAACAGAATGATTACCGACCACAGCGTGGTATTCAATATTACGCTGTTGTAGCTTGTCAAAGAAAAATTTCTTTGCCCGGTCTAGTGTTACGTAATTAATGTACTTACGGCGGTCAAAAGTATCGCCTAGATCAAGAACAATTTTAATGTCGTTTTCATCCAAGTAAGGAAAGAAAATTTCATTAAAAAACCGTTCTTGGTGATCTAAAAATATTTTAGAATCGCCGCGCACACCAAGATGCATGTCAGTAATAATAGCTATTTTCATTTCTTTTTCTCTTTATCCTTTGCGATCTTATCCTCATAATCTTGTACAAAGCTATTCATATAATCTGCACTAGTATTTAGATTAAGCGTTACTTCGTCTCCAGAATATGTGCCGCCTGATGCAATCATTACTTGGCTTGATTTAAAGCGGATATACATTTGTTTTTTCTCTTTTTGGATGCGTCGTAGAAACGCGTACCAAATAATTTGAGTAAAATATGCAAACGGATTCTGTGATTTTTCATGATTAAAATTGCCCATATACAATAAGCAATTTTCAATTCCATCTGAAATCATGTCATCTTTATAAGAGTATCCACTAAAGTTTGGTTTGGTTGCTAATCTAGTGGCAATTTGGTAAATACACTTACCAATATAATCAGGCACTCTCGGTTTTTCTTCACCTGCGTCTTCTGCCTCTGCACAGGCTTTTTTGTATTGAATTAATGCTTCTAAAAAGTCTTTGTTGTTAACATAATTCTTTTTTACTCTTTTTGCCATGCAATTAGCAACCTCCTATATTTTTTTGTTTTTATACTTGATACTACTATAATATAACTATGGTATACTGTCAACCTTTTTTTTATTCTAAGATATCAGCAATCCTTTAAAAGTCAGTATTACAGGTATTTTTATTTTATTTTTTGAAAAAAACAGTTGACAGCATATCTTTAACCTGGTATAATAGTCTTATCTACTATAAAATAATATGTTATATATCTACTGTATAAACCTTCATGGCAAACTGTTCCTGGCCATAGATTTCTATTCTCTTTTTAAAATGTTGTAATGTATAGTTGGAGTATGCTCCGACCGACAGGTCGTCAGCTATATCATACAAAGTAGCTTTATCAGCATCGTTTCCTTTGCGCAATGCTCTACCAATTGATTGTAATACCTTGACTTCAGATTTAGATCCAGAAGCAAAGATAACGTTGTCAAGTTTTTTCAAATTTACACCAGTAGAGAATACACCATAAGATGCAAGAATATTGTGTTGTTTAACAGGATCATTTTCAATCAAATGCCGAATACGTTCACGCTCGTCACCTTTGGTGGCACCATAGATAAAGTGTAGCTGGCGACCTTCTTTTTCAAGCATAGGTGCAAGAATTTTACCGTGCTTTTCAACAAGATCAAATAATACCAAATTATTCTGACCTTCGAGAGACCATAATAGATTACGAATAAAAAGATTTCTTTTCTCGTGGTTTACCAAATACTCACGCTCAGCAGGATATTTTTTACTTGCGCTATCAATTTTAGTTAATGCTTTTTTAAATGCTTTACGATTTTCAACACTATGTGATAGGACAATAGCTTTAATGTTAAAGTCAGCAACGGTGCCTTGGTCCATCAAATCTTTTGTAGATACGTGCTTTCTAACAGAACCAAAACATCCTTCAAGTACAAGCCGATGAGTTTTGCTTTCTTCTGATTTAAGTGTACCAGTAAAGCCGTGACGGTAATAACAATTATCTAAACCTTCCATAATTTTCTGTAGCGATTTAGCTTGAAACGTATGAGCTTCATCACCGAGTACTACGTTGAATTGTGAAAACCACGATTTTGGTAATTTAATAAGTGACTGCCATGTTGAGATTACAATAGGTGCATCTGTATTTTTATCAACGCCACCTTGAATTTTATAAATCATATCTTTATCACAACCATAATCTATAAAGTCACCTGCCATTTGGTGAACAAGAGAGATCGTAGGAACGATAATAAGAGTTCTGTGTTGGTATGCTTGGAAATAATGTTGTTGTATTAGATAAATGATAAGCGATTTACCAGAAGATGTAGGAGACAAAGATAATGATCTTCCGTCTCTGATAGCATCTACAATATATCTATTTTGATAATCGCGAGGTTTGAATTTACATCCAATTTCCTCTGCGATTTGGTAGCCGTAGTCTTCTGGTACATCATCAGAAACTAATAAGGACTGATCCGCTCTTAATTCGTATCCACGATCTTCGCAAAATTTTTGTAATTTACGGAATAGACCAACGTATAGAACTGGTCTCATTGCTTGAAATACTCGAATCCATCCATCCCAAACTCTATTTTTGTAAGCAGGGGTAAACTGATAGTTGTTTGGTTGAAACTTAAAATACTGCTCNATCTCCATCTTAACTCCAGAGTCAGCAGTAATTTTTAAATGAACAGCGTTTATCTGTTCTACATTAACAATATCAGTCATAACAAAAATCCTACGCCATTATATCAATATTTCCAGTTTTCTTAATACTATTTATATAGTCTATCCGGTCCTCGATTTCCTTGCGTTTATCGACAAGAATTATAGGCTTATAAACTGGTGTTATAGGGCGTATAAGGATCAGAACTCTCCTGCTTGGAATTTCATAACATCAATTATTGATTTAATAATAAAATTGCGGCTATGGATAGTTTTAATAATACTCTCTAAATAATCTGCACGACAAGCGTGGTAATCTATTTTTAGACTAAGCTTAATGATATCAGAATCAGCCTGAATATATCTATCCATATCCTGACGAATGACTTTTTTCTGAAATGGTTTCCAACCACGCTCAGCTAGATCTTCTTCACACATGGATCCATCAATCCATTCACGTTTATCCATCTCAAGTTTTTTATAATCATAACGAAGCTTTTTTACTTTAAGCGCTTCCTTATAGTATAGATTATAATACTTAGAATGAAGTTGCGGAATTTTTTTAGCTTCGTTTGCTAACTGTGTTTCGTCAATGTTTGCGTCTTGTGCCCAGATTTCACTGATGTCTTCAGTACTCATGCTAGCCTCTCAATTAGAATCATATATTCTTATTCTATCATAATATATTAGAACTGTCAACCAATATTTGAGAATTTAAATCTGTCATACCTAAATGTTATAGACGCTTCTGGATAGAATACATCACTTTGAGTTGTATCTAATGACACTCCGGTAAGGCTTACTGGCGAACAATCTAAAAACGTAAACTGCAGGTTAGCATTTTTATGGCTATTCAAAATAGTAATAGTGATGTCAGACACGGTGCCTTCATCAGATTTTGCCAGTTTGCTATACTGGGCTAGCTCTTCAGTAGATGTTAAGGACTCCATCCAATTTAAACACTCTTTATAGTTTGACATATTTTCATCTACAATGAAAGACAAATCTAATTCTTGGTAGATTAATCTATCACCTGTACTATACAACGTAGTTAGAGGGCTAGGAATTTCCGGCGCGTTTGTGTTAATTCCTG